GTCATATTGTTAGCAAACTTTTTAGCAAGGTCTTTTGCTTTTGAAACTAAAGTCCAACCATAAGTTTTTTCGTTAACTTCTGTTTCTTCATTTTGTTTCATATCAGGATTATACATTAAGTAATCTGATACAGAGTTGATATAGTCTTTTGCTTTTGTAATTTTAGATTGTACCCAAGCTTCTAATGGATTGCCTTCGTCAGATTTGCCTTGTAAGATAGAGGATAGTTTTAAGGCTTTATCTGAGATAGCTTCTAATTCACCACGAGCCATAGAAATTTCGTGGTCTTTGTCTTCATTAACTTCTTTAAACTTAATGCCAGGTTTTAAAGTGTCCATTGTAATCTTAATGTCTTTAACACCATCTCTTTTAAGTTGTGCCATTTTCTTTTCAGCATCTGCGTGTGTTTTAAAAGGCACAGCAAATCTTTTACCGTTTGCTGGGTCTAAAAATCTTACCGTATGAGATGTTAACTCATTTAAGTGGACAGCTTTCATTGCTTCTGCCATTGTTTGTCTATATCTACTCATGTTCCTCTATCTCTATAATTAGTTCACCATTTCCTTTATGTAAACGGTGATATGTTTCTTTTTCTATTTCTAATAAATGGCCAGGTTTCATTTCAAATGGTAGTTCATTGTCCATTTGTAATTTCCAACCATCACTCTTCAATACTTTAATAGTCCTGTTTTTAGCATCTCTATGCCAAATCAGTTCTTCACTTTCTGCATTATAAAAAGTTCTAACAAACTTCGCATCAAATAAATTCAATTGGTCTTCGTATGGTTTTACCAATAGAAGTTACCTCCACCTGACAAACCTAAACTCTTCGCATATCGTGGTAAATTACAAGCCCAATATGCAGCTTTAGTTTTGTCTTTCTGCTGGTCACATCTGTGTCTAGCAGCGAAACTCTTTCTTGCTTCAGGATTATTTAACTTAACTTTTAATCCTGTTGTATCGCCCCAAGTGACTTTCTTAATCTTGTCACCATCACGGACAAATACATAAAACTTTTTCGGTCCACCTTTTTTTGGTTTATTCAATGGTGGATTCTTCTCATCTTCTTCTTGTATTGGACAATCTAAAGGTACTTTTTCACCTTCAAATTCACCAAACTCACCAATATCTGTTTCTAGTAGTGTCTTATCCCAACTAGATAACTCAGTTAAAAGGCCTTCTTTATATAACTCTCTTGCCTCTCTAAAGAGTTTGTAAAATTCTTCACTATGGACTCTATAGATATTTTCAGCAAATGGTATTTTGTTCTCTACATGGTAGTGAACAGATTTGCTCATTCTATCTTTATAGTCTGCAAAACTTAACATTAAATTTTCTCCATCATCTTAGAAACCACTTCATTTAGTTTCGCTTTCCACTCTTCTTTATATCGTTGCTTATATTTATCTATTGTGGATTCTGAAGCTGCCCATTCTTTTACATCTTTTTCACCAATAGATTTAGGGTCATTTGGTGTACCCCTTTGTTTTACATCTACTGGTTTCATAAATGGTTTCTCACCAGGAGTAACTTCTTTTGTATGATTTGCATAGTCGTGGCCAATTTCGTATGCCTCAGGTACACAATTTGGTACCATTTTGCCACCCTTTTTCTTTAAACCGACTTGTTTATAACCAGTCCAACAGGCATCAGCAAGGTCTTTTTTAAACTCACCAAACATCTTTTTGTATTTTGAAGTGTGTGTACTAGGTTTTGTCTTTGCTGTCTTATCTCCAGGAGCTGGGTCATTGTCATTTTTGGTAGTATCAGTGTTTCTGAAATGAGCGGCTCGTTTAGATTTTGTATCTTTAGATAACTGTTTGTAATATTTTTTAGGTTGTGTGCCTTTCTGTTTTTCAACATCTTTATCCTGTGGTAAACTATCAGTATGGCCATATTCAGATTTCTTTTCTGATACTGCTTCAAAACCATAATCAACATCTAAGTTGTATTCTCTAACTTCAACTTCTCTATCAGCTGCAATTGGAACACAATCCCAAATCCACGCTTTATGTAAATTGTTTTTGTCATCTTCTACAACGATATAATTTGTACTTCTTCTTACTACTTTACCTTTAATATCTTCTTTAATGTAATGTACTTCATCATTGATATTAAAAATCATTTCTCTAATGTACAAATCTCTAATTTGTTGTTGTTCAAATTCTTCTAATGATGCAATTGGTCTTGCACCAGTTCCTACGGCAGACATACCACCAAAACTAGCGGCCAATCTCATACCTTTTCTAACTTGTTTCATAATAGAAGCTGCATCAACACCTTTTGGTAATCCTTTTTCAAAAGATTTTAAATCACCTTTTGCGGCTGCATCTCTCATTTTAGATGCTGACATACCAACTGCACCTTCAGCGTCAGGATCCCTTTCGCCAGCTGATACTACTTTAATACTATCAAAGTCATATAGACCGTGTCTGGATTTTACACCATTATATTTTTGTAAGATGTTTTCGAATTCTCTAACCCTATCTGAACCTGCAACCATAGTTACATCTGTGTAACCTTTTTTGTATAGTTCAGTTGCAATATCAAGTACCATATTTGTCTGATTGATTTCAATGTTTCTAGCGTGGCTAGGAAACAACTTTTTCATAATAGACAACTTATCTCTTGGAGATAGTGGATTCTTTTTAGGGTCTTCACTACGACTTAGGTAAATTTTATAGTCGTTAGTAGGCACTGACTTAACTTTGTTGATAAGTTTTTCGTGGCCAATAGTTGGAGGATTAAATCTGCCAAACGCAAATGCTATTGATTTTTTAGTAGCTTCTATCATAGTGTTATTGTCCATTTTCTCTATGGTAACACAATCGGAACCGTTTGGCAAGCCCTTTGTTTGTTGTATTTTTGCAACACTTTCGTTACGGATACTGTCAATTTCTGCGTCTGTAACCTCTCCGTCATCTAAAATCTTTTTACATTTCTTATAGAATTTTAGATAATGGTATTTCTCCAACATTTTGTAAATAACATTTTTAGGTAATCTGTTCTTCACACCATAA